CGACGTGATGAGAGCGTCGATCAAAGCCTACGTTCCGCACGGCATTCGCACCTACGTTTCGCACGGACTCGGCCCGACCTTCGGCGAGGCTTACAACGAGGCGGCGCGCATCGCGTTCAAGGAACACGACCAACTCGTGATCTGTAACGACGACATTGTGTTCACGCCGACGACGTGGACAAAGCTCATGGGAGACGTGAAATTACTTCGTGAGCATTATCCAGACCTCGGCTGGGTTGCGACGCGCTCGGACTACGCGCGCGGCGAACAGAACATCCGCAGCGGACGCGGGCAAATTGACTTCCTGCGGTTCACGTCGGAGCGAAACATTATACAAGCAAGCGTCATCGCGCCAATCTGCGCGTGGATTCACCGCGACGCATGGGTGGATTTTCCTCCGCTCAACTGGTTCTCCGACGACGTGCAATGCCTCGACATGAAGCGACCGCATTTTATCTCGCGCGCCTACGTTCACCACGTCGGAAGCCAGACCTGCGGCAACGACGCGCAAAAGTGCATGGACGATGCCGAGCCTTGGCTGCGCGAGAACCGGCCCGAGTTGCACGCTCGGTGGTATTTAACGAAAGGCGCATAAGTATGGCCGCCGTGCGAGACTTTGACCCGACTCAGATCAACGCAGATTTCTCCGCTATTTTGGAGCAAGCTGGCATCGCATTCACGTACCAAGGAAACAGCATCACGGGAGTCTGGTCTGCATCGCGCGACGCGTTCGCGGACTTTGAAGATCAGCGCCGCGACGATTCCAAGTTCACCGTGTTTCTTTTGACGACGAGCGTGAGCGCGACGCCGAAAGTCACGCAGACGCTTTCGCGCGCGGGTATTACCTATTTCATCGAGCGCGTGACGCTCGACGCCGAGGGCGCAGGATGCGAAATCGAAGTCTGTAAAACGATATGATTCAGCTTGAGACGAGTTTTCATCGTTTAGAATACCAACTGACGCGCCTTGCTCTGGCCGCAAAAGTCGATCTCGGCTTAGTGATTAAAGAGGAAGCTAAGTACGCGATACAGACTATCGTGAAATTCACGCCGCCGAAAAACAAACAGCAAGGAGTCAATGCCGTACGCGCTGATTTTAGTCGGCTTGCTCAACCTCTTGTTTATAGTGATCTTGAAGCAAAAGCTACTGAAGGCGGATTTTATAAATCGATGGCTAGATATGTTCGTAATCGTAAGGTAGAAAAAATGCGCGCGCTTTTGCGCAATCCTAATCTTACTGGGTATTATGGAATGAGATTGCTCGAAAACCAAGATGCTTTAAGAAAAGAACATAAATCTCGTGGAAATAATCGTGGCAGAATAACCGGAAAAGCCACTGCTCTAGCGTTTGGATCTGATTTCAAAAAATATCGAAATGAAATTGAAGGCCGCGTCGGCTGGACAGTATCTGGATGGAACTCATCGGCAAAAGTTGCCGGTGCGCGCTACAAAAAGTTTTCTGATAAATTAAAGCCTCAAAGCGGACTCAATGGGCGATTGTTTGGTTATGTCAGCTCTAGTTTCGGAGAAAGACCTTTTATTAAAGCTACGGCTTCGCACCTTAAAATTCCAAACTATCAACGCATGATAGACGGAGCAATCAACTCACGCGAGCGCACTACTGTCAAAAAGATCAATGCCGTTCTCGCCAATCGCGCCGTCAATCTTGGATTCACAAAAGTGAACGGAGCAATGCCACTTGAACAACTTAAATTAGCCGCATGAGCACACGCACAAACATTCGCAACGCCACCGCAACCGCCCTCACGTCCGCTCTGGTCGTGCCAACGGCGAACATTCTGCGTGGGCGCAACAACACGATTGCCAGCGTCAGCTTTCCGTCGGCTGCGGTCTATGCCGTCACCGAGCAAATCGAGGTTCGCACGCTCGGCCCAAGCAACCGCACGCAATACCGCCAGCTTCAACTCGTCGTGGATTACTTCACGGCAGAGAGCGGCACTTACCTGATCGACGATCTTTTCGACACCGGCTCTGCTGCCGTCGAAGCCGCAGTCTTAACCGACGTAACGCTCGGCGGTGCTTGCCGCGACCTTCATTTGACGAATGTCGAATATGTGATCGAACCCGACGAGGAACGCCGCTGGGGCACTGCTCGTCACACTTTCAACTGCATCTATCTAACCAACGACTAACATGGCAAACCACCTTGGCCGCGAAGGCCTCATCAAAATATCGTCCACCACCATCGGTGAACTCCGCAACTACGCTCTCTCGCACTCCTCTGATACCGTCGAGGATAGCGTGATCGGCGACGTTTATCGCACGCGCCAAGGCTCAATGAAAACTTGGAGCGCATCTGGCGATCTCTACTGGGACGAAGCCGACGCAGGCCAACTCCTGATCACTATCGGCTCGACCGTTACGCTCAACCTTTATCCAGAAGGCGCGACGTCCTCGGACGTTTATTACAGCGGCTCGGCCATCGTCACGAAGTTCGACGTGTCGGCTTCGTTCGATGGTTTGGTGGAAGGCTCGATTGCCTTCGAAGGCAACGGCGTGCTCTCGACCCTGACCGTTTAACGCTAGGAAAACACAAAACAAAACACACACATGGAAGCCATTGATCTCGTCCGCGAACATTTCAACAACCTCGGCACTAAACGTATTGAGATTCCTGAGTGGAAGCTCGTGATCTTCTCCACGCCAATGACCTTGGCCGAGAAGAACCGAGTATATAAGAAATCTCAGAACAACGATATGGATTTGCTGGTGGACATTCTCATAATGAAAGCCACAGACGAGAGCGGAAAGAAACTGTTCACTATCGAGCACAAGCCGACTTTTCTAAACAAGGCCGACAGCAATGTGGTTGCTCGCGTAGCCAACGAGATTCTTGCGGACAGCTCCGCGAAGCTCGATGACTTAAAAAACTAATCGGCGGCGATGAAGGTGCCGACCTCCTCGCCGTCTATGCTATCGCTGAACGTCTCGGCAAATTCGCTCACGAAGTCCTCGCCATGCCAGCCGAAGAAATGAACGGCTGGCTCGCTTATATTAACCACCAAAATCGACTGAGAAAACAACATGGCTGAAGCATCATTCACACTACGGGCGGTAGATGCGACGAAGGCCGCGTTTGCAAGCGTGCAGAACTCGCTCGCGAAGTTGCAGCAAAGCTCTGAGACGGCGGCGGGCTTTATGAAAAAAGCCTTCGACCCGCGAGCGATTGGAGCCGGACTTGCGGCGTCTCTTGGTGTTTCTCTGATCGGCGTGATAGATTTGGCGATTCAAAAGCTGATCGAATTGGCAATGCGTGCACATGAGGTCGGAAAAATTTTGAACGAGTCTACTAAAACAATAGCAAAAATCCGCGCAGATGCGGCATTTGCAGAGCTAGATTCACAAGGTCAAATCGCTGCGATCGAAGAAAAAAGAAAGAAAAATGCCGTTGAAATTAACAAGCTTCGTCAAAAGGTGTTTTTGCAGACCGTGCCATTGGAAGGTGGAACCGAAGGAGTGGTGCAAATGGGCAGCGTGGAAGATGCCGAGAAATTGCGTAAAATGCTCGAAGAGGACGCGGTTTTAGATAATGCTCGAAGAAAACTAAGCGTAGCTTTAGAAAGACAATCTCTAGAAACTAAGCTTGAGCTTTACAAAGACTTTACAGAATTTCAAGAACAGCAACGACAAGCAGGAATTAAAGAAGAACAGGACGCACTTGAAATTTCTTTAGAGCAATACAAAGCGGTGCAACAATTTTTGAATCAACAGCTTGAATTAACTCAGGAACAAATCGAAAAAAACAATGAGCTTGGCAAATCATTGAAAGAGTCAGTCATGACTCCGCTTGAAAAATATACGGCAGAACTAGAGCGTTTAGATTTATTACAAAAAGATCGAATTATAGACGAAGAAACAGCGATTCGTTTAACAGGACTTGCTGGTGCCGCATATTCTGCCGCAGCGGGTGACGTAGAAGATATGACGTCGCGTCTAAGCGCATCAAATGAAGAAGCAAAAAAGGCAATTCCTGCAATGTCTCAGTTGGCGCAGATGAGCGACAATGCTGGGAACATTATCGCCCAAGGTTTTGAGGACGCAATTTTGAGCGGAGAAAAACTCCAAGAAGTCATCAAAGCAATCGGACGCGATTTACTTCGTATGGTTTTTCAACAAACTGTCACCTCATCTCTAGCAACAGGAATTAGCGGTGCAATTAAAGGCGCATTTGGTATGCGCGCGATGGGTGGCCCAGTCTCAAGCGGCTCACCTTACGTCGTCGGAGAACGCGGCCCAGAACTATTTGTACCGCATGCCAGCGGTTCTATCGTCTCAAACTCCAACATGAATCAAGGCGGTGGCTCTGCCGGTTCCTCGATCAACATCAACTACAACATTGCCGCTGGCGTCACGCGCAATGAACTTGGCCCGATCTTGGAACAAGAACGTCGTCGCCTTAAAGCCGAGATTCCTGATATGGTTCGACGTGGTGGCGCGTATCGTTCAGCCTTCGCCTAATCCTCATGGCTATCTCCTATCCACTCACGCCGCCTGCTGCGCTTGAAGCCTCGCGCCTGTCTTTGACCGGACTCAGCGCAGTCTCGCGCAACGTCTCGCCGTTCACGATGCAGGTGCAGCAGTACAACTGGCAAGGCCAAGGCTGGATTGGCACCGTGGATTGCCCGCCAATGACGCGCACCGCAGCCGAGCAAGTCGTTGCGTTCCTGCTCATGGCCCAGCGCGGCACGTTCTACTTTCAAGACTTCGCCAACCCGACGCCACGCGGCACCGTGACTGGCACGCTTACCGTGTCATCGGCTACGGCTAATGGCACGACGCTAACCTTTAGCGGTGCGACAGGTGGAACCACCTTTGCTGCGGGCGACTGGATTGAAATTGGCACCTCGCTTTACAAGATAGTGCAGGTCAACTCGTCGTCATCCGTGGACGTGTTTCCAGTCCTGCGCTCGTCCTACGCTGGCGGCACTTCAATTATTTACAGCCCAGCCGTATCACCTTTTCGAGCGGCAAGAGGCGTGTTCCGCCTCGCCGAGCCTTCGACGCAATGGAGCATCGACACGGCTAAGTTTTACGGCGTTTCGTTCAACGTGATGGAGGACGTCGCGCAATGAGCATCACCACCGCAGGACGCTCTCTCAGTAACGACATGACGACGCAGGTCAGCGCGTCGCAACTCTCTCCGATCATTCTCGCGTCGCTTGCTTTTCAGACTCCGGTGAATCTTTGGAGTGGTTACGGCACGATCACCTATGCTGGCACCGGATACCTTGGCATTGGCACGCTCGGCACGATCTCGCCAGTCGAGGAGACGACCGACCTTGCCGCGCGCGGTATCTCGATGCAGCTCTCGGGCGTGCCGACTGCGTTGATTGCCGTAGCTCTTACCGAGAACTACCAAGGCAAGGCTTGCTCGGTGATGTTCGGCGCGCTCGATTCTAGCGGCGCGCTAGTCTCGTCGCCTATCACCGTTTTCTCTGGCCGCATGGACGTGATGAGCATCAACGATGACGGTCAGGACGCGACGATTGGAATGACTGCAGAAAACAAGCTCGTGGATTTTCGGCGTCCGCGCGAAGTGCGTTACACCGATGAGGAACAAAAGAATCTTTACTCAGGCGACAAAGGCTTGGAGTTCGTGAACTCAATCCAAGAAAAGGAAATCTATTGGGGCAACGCGAAGATGTCCGCGCCGGTAAACGACAACGGGGGCGGAAACTACGGCCCGACCGAATACGATTAACCATGCCGACCCGCTGCGCCAACTGGCCCGAAGCTCTCGCCGCCTACATCGACCGCAAACGCAACGAGCCTTTCGCTTGGGGCGTGAACGATTGCTGCTTGTTTGGAGCCGACTGGATTCAGCTTTGCACCGGACTTGACCCAGCAACGACCTTGCGCGGCACCTACGACCGCGCGCTTTCTGGCGTGCGCGTTCTGGAAAAACACGGCGGACTGATAGGAACTATTGAGACGCACATGGAGCCTTTAGGCTTCAAGCCAATCAGCCAAGGATTCGCGTCGCGCGGTGACATTGCGGTGCGAGATTGTGGCAACGGCGACACGATGGGAATCATGCTTGGTTCAACGGCAGCGTTCGTCGGCAAGGATGGGCTTTTGTTTGCTGAATTAAACGACGGCGTGGAAACGCGCTTCTGGAGAATTTAAAAATGCCACAAGCAATCGCAATCGCTATTTTATCAAATTTCAGTTTCGCCACCGTCGCGGGCGCAATTAAGGCGGTCAAATTTCTGGCGGCAGTCATTAAGTTCATCGCAATAACCGCGTCCTCAATGGCCGCGTCTAAGCTCCTTGCGCCAAAGGCTCCGAGTTTTTCGGATTCATCTCTTTCTCAACGCTCGCAAATGGTGCGTTCGCCAATCGCTGCGCGCACGATTGTTTATGGTCGCTGCCGCGCATCGGGAACCGTGGTTTATATGTCCACGACCGGAAGCAAAAACGAGTATTTAAACATCGTTATCGCTCTAGCTGGCCACGAAATCCAAGAAATCGAGGAGGTATATTTCAACGACGACCTCGTTGGTCTTTCTGGAAACGCAGCAACGGGATTTTATAGCGGAGTTGCAAACGTCTACAAGCATCTTGGAAGCACAACACAAGCGGCTGACTCT